AATACCAACAACAAATAAAGGTCTTTCGTGATCTTGGAAGATTGTAGTTGTAACTCCTACATATCCACCACCACCAATTGTTTTAATTGAATTTGCAGCAGCAGAAACAAATGTATGTGAATAATTACCACCAGATACAACTGCGTTTGTTACTGCAGATACAAATAAATGTGCTGTAGTGTTGGATGATGTTCCAACATTAAGACTAATAGTTGTTGCACTAACTGCAGTGATGTTTACAGCAGTTTGATATGCAGGATCACCACTTCTTGGATATGTGTGATTAGAACCATGACTATCTTGTGCACATGTAAATGTAAATCCATTATCAGCAAGTCTGACTGCAGTTCCTACTTTCAAACTGTGAGAACCAATTGTAAGAACTAATAGACCAGTATTAGGATTATATGTTGCAGCAGATACCTGATGATTTACAAGAGGTGATGCACCAACATTAACTCTGAAGGTATTTGTAGTTACGTTGCTTACTGTGAGATATTGTCCTGAAGCAGGGTCGGTTGTACGAGGATAAGTTTTATTAGAATTATTTCCATCCATTGCACATTTAAATGTGAATGCATTGTCATCAATTACTACTGCATCACCATTTGTTAATCCATGATTAGGTATAGTAATAACAAAGTTACCATTTGAAGGAGTGTAGGTTGCATTTGTTGGTGTACCAACTGATGTCTTAGGACATCTAAACTCTAATCCTTTTAATTTAACCATATTTGGTCTTTCCAAACCAAATCCGTGAACTTTATCTGTAGTGACTGTTATAATACCTGTAGTATTATCATATGCTGCAGTCTGAATACCAAGATTAAATCCTGATGATGTACCGATACCAACAATACTTGTTAGTCCTCCAGCATTGTTTTTAAATGCTTTTACCTTTGCACCTTGAAGTGGAGCATATCCAAGACCAGCAGTTGATCCTAGAGATATTATTATTCCACCTCTTGGAACTTGGTTTTGGTTTATATCAGATTCTGATACTATAAAATCACCATTTGTAGAAGTTATACCAGTAAATTCAACTGTTGAAATACCTGCAGTTGTATCTGCTATAAATTCATAATTATGACCTATATTGTTTAAAGTTCTTGGTGTTTGGAATACCCCATTTATGAATAGAACTCCATTACCAACACCTATACCTGAAGAGGTGTTTGCTCCACCAACTTTAAGACTATATGTTTTACCAATCCCTGTAAAGTCATCTGATATATCATCAAATAACATATTAGTAGTATAGTTACTTCTGAGGAATGTTCTACCACTGAAATTTGCTTTAACAAAAGGTAAGTTTGTATCATCCTTTCTTGATCTAGTATTTCCTTTTGGAGGATCTGTAAAGTGTACAGTACTATCAATAATATTGAATGATCCTCTGTGAAGTCTTACTGTTGCTCCAGCAGTATGAGTAGTTGCTGGAATACCTAATTGTCCTCTTCTTACTTTTACTGTAGGTAGTGTTGCGATACCTGCAGCAACATCTATCGCATCATTAATTGTTCCTGTTGGGGTACTTGAAAATCCAACTTCAGTAACAATCATAAATTCATCATTAATTTTTAAAATATCAGATGTTGTTATAGAACCTATACCACTAAGAATTAGTTGTGTAAGACCAATACCAACAGTACTATTATGTGTAAATCCATCAAAAGTTCCTAAAGTATGAGCAATCTTAGTAAATGTAACTGGTTGTTGTACAACACCATCTAATCCAATAATTGATTTTGTCAATTGTTTTGTCATTGACAACTTATGGAGATTTCCTGCACCTATGCCAGTAAATGTTACAGCAGCACCCGATGAAACATATTCAGGTCTTGTATACAGTTCAAATTTATTTTCATCAATAACTTTTGCAAATACGGTGCTAGGCAATATGGTTGTTACAACACCTGCAGTATTAGCAGTTGCACCGATAGAAACTGCAGTTGCTGCTATACCAGTGAATGTTGATGAAGGAGAATATGTTAACTGTTCATTTGTATTAAAGAAATGATTTGGAATATTAAACAGACCTGTAGTCTTAACTAATCCTACACCATCTGCAATTGAATTAATTCCAACTGGATTAAATGTTTTTGTATAAATTGGTGTTCCTTTATATTTTAAATCAAATGCTGTTTTATTTGCTCTTAATCCACTTAAACCATCATAAGATGATAAGAATAGTTTTTCGGTAACTCTTCCAAATGTTAGATCTTGAGGTACATTAGCAAAATCATTAGCAGTATAGAAAATTTGACTAAATGATTGAACTTCAATTAATGAATTAAATTCAGTATCTGGATAAAATCTTAAGTTTATATCATTTCCAGATATTTCACCCCCAAAAGTACCAATACCAGTGGTTGAACCTGCAGATACAAATGGATACTGAACTGTTAGAACGTCATCAATATCCCTCAATGAAATAATCTGATGTATTGCAGAGGTTTCTCCACAAGACACCCTTACAATTGATTTAACAGAACTATCAAGTGTTTTATCTATAGTTGCATAAGTTATTGTACTCGCTGTACCAGTTACATAGTTTGACTCCAATCTTACACTTCTTTCTGTACCAGATGGTTGTCCTAATGTTAAAAATCTATAAGTTCCTATTCCTGTTGTAGTGGTTCCTAATCCAACAACATTTGATCTAACTTCAAGTGGATTTACTCTATCATTTTCACACTCTAGTTTTATTAAATTATTTTCAAATCTAGCAGTTATTACACCTACAGATGAATTACTAAGACCTAAAGATGTATCAACATATGTTTGAGATGTTGTAGTTTTTGTACCATCAAAATCTACAATAACTTCATTATAATTAATTTCTTTAGTAATACTATCTTGAACAAAAACACTTGCAAAGAGACCGTTAAAATCTGTATTAGGGAATTGAGCAATTGTTGTTGTAGTTACTCCACTAGATGTACTATCTACTCCTACATTTGAACCAACTAAATCAACTTGACCAACTGCTTGAGTTCCAATTCCAGATAAATCCGAATTAAAATCTATTTTTAATATTTTAATATCATGATCTTTATTAAACTTTTCTGTTGGAGTAAATATAAGATTTTTTTCTCCAGTTGTGGTAATTTCTGTTGAAAACTCTCCTAATTCTAAAGTTGTAAAATCTGTTGTTTTTTCAAGTAAAAATGCATTATTAGTTGTGGTTAATGTTACAATTTCTGTAAATTGTACATCAGATGTATCTGGATCAACAATTTGAATTAAATAATTTCCAAAATCTTCTGAAAGTTCTTCTATAACTGTATTGTTTTCTTGGAAACCAGTACTTGAAAACTTATCACTTACATCATCATGAACTAAAACTCTATTTGTTTTACATCTTGTAAAGTCTGTTAATACCTTATTTGATAATTCAATAAACTTTGAACTATTTGTTCTTGTATCATAATCTCTTACAAGATCAAAATTGTTTATAGCATCAACTCTTTGCTGTTCTGCTAAATCTAAAACATTTAAAACATCAAGAACAATCAAATCATTTGTTAAAGCAGTAGTTCCAATACCAACAGAAACTTGACTTTCAATGGAGGTATCTGCAAAATTCTTCAATCCTGCAGGATGAACGAGACGATTTACAGGATTTACAAATTTATCCCATTCTATTGTACTCTTAACAGTGTATGATAAATTTTGATAATAATCATTATTAGGAATTACTTGATAGTCCTCATTTAATTTACCAATATCATCTAACCAACCATATTCTTGTCTATTAGAAAAATCTGTTTTAAATTTTGCTTTATTACCAACTAAACTTATTATTTCAGCAGAAACGTTACTTGATCTACCTAAAATTCTATCACCTTTTTTAAGATCAAACTTACCATCAATTTTTATATAATCATCTCTAATTTCAACAACTAATAAATCTGTTTTTAATGAATTAACAATTAGTGTCTCATTTAATTCAAATTGACCTCTAGTTTGAATAGGTTGAATTTCAGGATAATTTAATTTGTTAATAATTGATGCATATCCTGATTGGAATGTTTTTGCTATACCAGGATTAGTTGTTAATCCAGCTAAAGTAAATTCAAGTATTGCTTGTGTTCCTGCAACATAATCAGTTATTTCAAAGAATTGATAGTTATAATTTTCTGAATTAAATCCATCACCGTCAATAGATGTAACTGTTGCTATACCACCCTGAGTTGCACCGACACCAGTTTCTCCTATTCTTTGAATTCCTTCAACAAAAATCTCATCTCCTATTGCAAATGGTTGTGGATCAACAAATCCATTCATTGGTGTTTCTAAGTAACAAGTGACCAATCCAGATACACTTGTTTGTACAGAATTTATACCAATACCATTTGAATTATTAATAGCAATAATCTTATGATTTACTGAATCTAAACCAGTTACAGGTGCGATAACCTTTATATCAGATATAGTCTGATTAGGTGCAATAGGTTGTAGTGAAGAGTTATCAACTACTACATTTCTAACAGGGTTAAAAACAAGTAAATTTGGAGCATTAAGATAATTGGTACCGCCACTTACGATATTAACACTTTCAATAATATCAAGATTATCGATATTTACAACAGGTGATATAAATGCCTCTGGACTTAAAGTTTTATCTGAAGAATACTCATATCCAATATCAACGATTCTTACATCATTTATTCTTCCTATAGATTTTGATGATGCTACAATATTAGCATTTATACCATTAACACTAGTTACCGATTTAAATTTAGGAAGTTTTTTATAATTAAAACCAGGTGAAATAATTTTAAAGTCTTTAATTGCACCATGAACATTTTTAGATCTTGTAGTATATTCTAATTTTTCACAATTAGTATCTAAGTATGTTGTAAATTCTGGAGTTAGAGGTGATATTTTAAATGTTTCATCAGTAACATCAAAAACTTTATATTCACCATTATAAACACTATCAATAAATCTTATTTCTCCATAATTTTTAACCTCAGTATCAGATGTGCTAATATATCCACCTTTAGATAAACCATAATATAATCTAGGAGGAGTATTTTCTGAATATTGAACTGTAAGTTCAGCACCTAGAGGTCTATCTGGAGATGTTCCAATACCTATTGTTCCGACTCCAACTACATTAAAATCTGCAGAATCTTGAGAACTTAAAAACTCATTCGTTAATTCTTTATCATAAAATACTTTAAAATCAAAATCAAATAAGGTTGTGCTAGACAAACCAAAAGTTAATTTAGAATTTTTTACTACATCAATTCTAGGATTAATTAAAGATATGGATTGATTTGCTCCACCAGTGTTAGCTGTTATAGGAATAATTTTTACTGGAGTTATATTTAAATCTGTTTCTGTTTCTGCTAACTGGAAATACCTTTCATTAATTTTGTTTACATAATAATCGCCAGTTGATATTCCAGTTGCTGATCCGCTATAAAATATCTTATCACCAGTTTTCAAACCGTGATTACTTATGTCTATTCTATCTGTTTCAACATCTGATGCTGCAAATATTAAAGGATTAATTAATAATTTTGCATATTCGGAATTATAATTGACTGATATTGATGCGGTTGTTCCTATACCAACTGATAAATTAGGAACTACATTCATTTTAACAACATCACCTTCTTGAAGACTATGTGTAGTTGTATTTGCTGCAGATACGTTAGTTGTAACAAGTGTTGTTATTTTAGCAATATCACCAGTTACTTGTTCATGATTAGATGAAAAATAATATAATCCAGATGAAATTCCAGCGGTTGATCCATTTGAATAGAAGTATAACCCCTCACTGGTACTTCCAATACCAACTTTTGTAGTTACAATACCAACATAATCTTCACCTTTGTTTATAATATAAACATCAAGTGAATTTTGTCCAACATGAGGAACTTTAAATTCAGTAACATTAGGTGTTCTACCAACATCAAATCTACTAGCATTATTATCTTTAACTAGAGTAACCTTTTGTCCAGTTTTAAATGGGTGGTTTGGTACATGTATTGATCTAGTAGGTATTGATAAATCTTTTACTAACTCTCCAATAAAGTATTTTACCTGAGTAGCACCACCACTTGTGGTACCAACTCCGACTGATTGAGGTCCATTAAAGTATACTAAATCATTTATTTTAGAATCAAATTTCTTAGTTTTTACTGGAATATTAATTTTACTATTCGATACCTCAATTTGAGACCCAGAAGTATGAGCAATACCAGCTCCTCTTTGTACTTTTATTACCTTCTGTACATCATAAAGATTTAATACTTTTAATGTCTCAGATCCAATTCTTAATGATCCACCAATTGATACTGTATTTGGAATATCTGTAACGTAAATATCTTGAATTACACCATTAGAATTACCAAGTGCCATAGTTTTTGCTAGACCGATGGTATCTGTAGAAACTCCTATCTTAAATGACCCTGCAAGGTTGAGTATACTTGTACTCAATCCAGAAACTGATATTGAAGTCTGGTCATTTAATTCTATGAAAGGTAAAGTTGTTACTCCTACATTATCATTATCTTTCCAAGTAAATACGACATTTTCAAATTTTTGTAAAGTTGTATCAATTCTTGAAACACCAATACCTACAATTTCATCAACTTTAGCACTAAATCCAGATCCATTTGTATCTGTATTATCAAAAACAGCTAAATCACCAACTTTATACCCCTCCCCACCATCTAAAACAGTTACATCATCAATATCCCCTTTTGTTACGGATTCAATTTTTGTTATTTGTCTAATTGTTTCATTTGATTCAATAATAAAATCATTATCACCAAACTCTTCATCAACAAGATAAGGTAGTGTATTTCTCAATAAATTAGAATTATTAAAATCAAAATCATGATTTAAAATCAAATTATCATTTATCAAAGGAGATCTATAAGTCTTTCCTATAAAGTATGGATATTTACCCTCTAATTTACTGGTTGCTGATGATATTCCAACAGATGCAAAATATGCATAAATTCCATTTGGAAATTCTGGAGTTTTACAAAATCTACCATTATGTGAGTCTAAATCTCCTAATCCATTATAAACATAATCATCTACAAAAAATCCTTGCTTGAAACCAGTAGGTCTATTAACAACCTTAGATACATCAAGTGTGTATGATGGAGTTAATATTTTTAAATCGGAATTTATATCATCAGGGTCAGAATATCCAAATGGACCATAAATTGGATTTCCATCATAAGACCATCCAATAATAGGTGAGTGAGAAGTTATTTCATCAAAATCGCCATTTGATTTTGTTGAGAAACTATCTTCTAAAGAACTGATTATATCCTGAGAATATCCAATAACACCAAATCCAAAAGAATTTTTCCTAGATGATAAATTAAAATCACCAAATCTATTTGCTCTATTTAATTTTAGACCCCTAACTCTAGCACCTAGAGAACCATTAGACCCTCTTGGTACTATATCAACTCTTGTAGTTTTCTTATCGTACCCTATACCAGAGTTTATAACAACAGTACTAATAATCCTACCATCTTGAATTACAGGTCTTACAATCGCTCCTGACCCTGTTCCAGCATCTTTTACTTCTAAGTCTGGTGCAGAAAAATATCCTTCTCCTTTATTAACAACTGCCACATTTGCAATTCTTCCATTTACAATTACTGGTCTGAGTTCACCATTTTTTCCAGTTAAAATACTTACATCAGGTTTTATTTGATGATTTAAAATTGTTGATCCATAATTTGACCCCTCTTCATAGACATATGCACCTGAAATCTCTCCTTTAACAATAGGGGTTAGAGTGAACGTTCCAGTTACTGTTGATCCATATGATACTTCAATATTTACATTGATATCAGGATATTTAAATATCTGATATCCAATTCCTGTTGAATTTAATCCAACATACTTACCTCTATCATAATCAATAGTTGATGTTCCACCTACACCAGCATTTGCAAGTTTAAATGTATCATCATTAATTTTTTTAACAATATATGATGTTGTTGTGCTTAATCCTTGAATTGGTGCATCTGAGGAGTATTCGATTATCTCACCACTTGAAAAACCAT